GGTGACGTGCCTAATGAGAAACTTATACTCAGTCAGTCACTGGCCGACACTTACAAGATCAAGGGAGAAACAGTGTCTATCACCAGCCCAGAGAGTGTAAACATCAACCAGTCCCATGTTCAGGTTGTCGTCAAGATGCGCGAAAGAAAACCAGGTTCTGAACCACAATCCGGTGATCGTGTACCATATCTTCTCACAAAAACAGATGATCCAAAGGCGAAAGCGTTTGAGAAGTCCGAAGACCCAAAGTATGTCGAAGAAAACAACATTCCGGTAGATTATCTATACTACTTTGAGAACAAGTTCCTCAATCCTGTGTGTGATCTTCTCGAACCCTTATTCGAAAACCCTAAACAAGAGATATTTGGTGAAATCATCGAACAACACAAACCGAAAAAGAAGAAACTTGGTCCAGCTCTCAGCACGATGAAGAAAGATCAACTCATGGAGGAGTGTAGGAAGATGGGTCTCGACGACACAGGTAAAGTGGCTGACCTTCGAGAGAGGATTAAAGGGGCTCGATCGAATTCGGTCGAAGATATATTTAAAAAATACACACAAGATAGCATTAAGGAATGAGTCTACATGAAAAAATTGCCGAACTTATTGATGAGGAAGTAGATCAGCGTCTCGTCGGAATGATGAATGAGTATGTAGAAATCATCTCAAAGAAGCATGGAATTTCGATGGACCTCCTCCTCAAAGACATCCCAAATACCTTCTCTGGTACGATATGTAAAGGAACGAAGAGGAATGACGGTAAGCGCTGCACATTTAAGGCTACCGAGAATGGCTACTGCAGACACCACGCTATGCAAGCAAACCGTCTCATATATAATTCGATGATTCGGTCAAATAGTCACAACCACGGACCAGAGCGAGGATTTGTTGAAAATTGCCCAGGTTGTGAACTTTCAAAAGAGCTTATAGATTTGGGGACTATGATTGGTAATGAGTAAAACTGGTATCCTACTAACATCAATCAACAACTTCTATAATGAAGAGGAAAACAGAACTAAATTGATGAACATTCTTGACAAGTCGAATGGTATTTCTCTACGAAACTTGGAATGGTTCATCACAAACTACGCGAAAAAGAATCATACATCTTACACGACAAAGGATGGAAAGTTATTTACAGTTCATTGTGCATACAAGTCGAGTTTGGATGGATACTCGAAAAAACTCTTCGATCCCTTTTGTCGATCTGAAAAGTTTGCGTACACAGTTCCTGGAACATCTCATGAAATTCACACAACTCTAGCACAGTTGAATTTCATCAAATGGTGCATCAAGAACAACATCATCGATTATATCACGAAGAACAAGTCTTCTCTGTTTAGTAAGCCCGTGACATGAACCCTCGATCGAATATGAATGTTTCGTATCCCGTGTAGTACATGTTCAAAGAGTAAGTTTTAGCTGAGACATCCACTTCCGTCGTGTCTAGTTTCACCTCGATCAATGTTTTATCCGACTGTATCTGACTAAAATCCAAGTTCCCCGATGGTTCCACGTTGATCGGATTCATCGAGAAACTATATGTATAAATATTTCGGTATGGTCTCGCTAGACGATTTCTGAATGGGATGAGATACTTGTAATAATTATGGTTTGTATTCGTGACGTTGGGTAGTCTGTTACCGTTGATGTAAAAACTAGCAGATTCCATGATGGGGTCGAAAAATGATTGAATTTCATCGAAGCTCACGTTTGAAGAAAAGTTGAACCTGTTTTGGTACAATCTCTTCTCGTTCACATCTGTCGAACCTACTGCATCACCTTCAACTTCAAAGTCTGTGTTTCGAAGAAACCAGTGAATACATTTTACTGGAATATCTGGTACCAAGTTATTCTGAATAACATCAAGACCGAGTTCACTGACTGTTGTTGGATGTTTTTTCACAACATCGGTGATGAAAGTTTGTCTCTCACTCGCGAGGTAATTTCGCTCTTCAGGAGTAATCGTGATTTCTTCGGTGATGAGATTGAATGATTGAAGACTCAACGTGTCCGTGGTGTTTGTAAAAAATGTTTGCGCATGAAACTCCAACTCGAACTCAATCTTTTGTCTGTATATCGCACACACGGGAAAATATGGGCGGTTGGGTTTGTTCGATGAATATTCATCACTCGCATATTTCCTCGAAAAGAAGAAGTGAAGTGGAATGACCAAATTTGAACTGTACCTTGCATAATCTTCGTACTGACTGGAATCGTCATAGCCTAAATTTCTATTGACGAGAAATCTATTTGCAACTTTCTCGGACATTTCTAGGTACAGTTCGTCATATATAATTCCCCAATCATCGTGGATCTTCTCAACTTCTAGATCATCCACGTACATCGTGACACTCTTGAGAATGTGTCGCCCCAATTGATCCGCATAATTACCGTCGGTTATTGCGGGCATCGTCACACTCAGATACATATTACTCAAGAGATCACCCATGTTTGTAGGATTAAATTGAACCTTGACTGTTTGTGCGAATGGCCAACCAGGTATGGTACCATTGTTTACGACATTACGGGCGCGGTGATACTTTCTAAACTCCGAATGTCTTTTTGGATTGTAATTAAAGAATGATTCTTCTGGGTCTTTGGAAAGCAGGTGTGTATCCTGCTTTCCAATAGCTTTGAGGGAAATTTTAGCAGCTTCACCCATATCTACTTACTACTCACATATTTTTAATATCCGTTTTCCACATCGTCACGTGGCTCGTCTTAATCATTCGCTCCAACTCCACATTCGCCTGCCTCGCCTCATCCATGAGTGCATTGACGCGCTCTTCCGTATATTCCACCGTTTTGATGTTGAGTAGGTAATCCCACGATCCATCAATCTTGGGGAACATCACAGACATCTCCACCTCAAGATCTTGTTTCTTTCTCTTGAATACCACCAACTTTCCTTCGATGACCATAGAGACAAACTTCGACTTGTGACCACACATATCAGCTCTCTTTTGAAGGACATCGATGAGGTGAGCCTTTCGCTTCTTATAGTGTTCCAGTCTCAGTTCCACAAAGTCTTTGAGGATCTCTTCGGGGGTTGCGTACCTGTGAATACCTCGAGTGGGATGGAACAGGTGCATGTTTGTCGTATGGAAAGTCTTCCTCATCTTGAGGTCCTTGACCAGATCCTTACCATTGTACCCAAAGATCTCAAAGTCCACGTCTTCAGTGGTGCTGTTGTTGGTGTAGCTGGTGATCACCTTTTTCTCTACAAGGGTGTCCAGATATTCCTTGTAGTCCTGCGTCCAGCGTCCCGGTGGAAGTTCAGTCACTTTGAGGCGCGATCCGGTGTCTCTCCATATCCCTTCTGTGATCCACAACCCCGCATCGTCCTTGAATACTTTACCCTTGAAACCCCTGAACCACGGTTTCATCTCCACAGGTTCATCACCTGCAAGCATTCTCTCGATATTCACCTTGATGTCTTCAGGGTTGAAGGGTGGGACGTAGCAACTAAAACCCGTCCCGATACCTTCTGTACCATTTACGAGGACCATAGGAAGTGTAGGCATGTAGAAGTCAGGTTCGATGGAACGACCGTCATCATCGAGATAATTGAGGATAGCATCATCCTTGGGGTCAAAGAGTTTTCGAGCCTCCTTGGAAAGTTTAGTGAAGATATACCTCGTCTGAGACGCATCCTTACCACCCATTAGCCTCGTACCAAATTGTCCACAAGGTTCAAGAAGGTTGATGTTGTTACTGCCCGTATAGTCATTCGCCAATTTCACGATGGTCTCAGCGAGGGATACTTCACCATGGTGATAAGCGGACTTTTCAGCCACATAGGCAGCCAACTGCGCAACCTTCATCTCGGTGGTTAGATTCTTTTGAAAACAGGAGTACATCACCTTCCTTTGGGACGGCTTCAGTCCATCACAAACGTGGGCGATAGAACGCTTGAGGTCTGCGAGTGAAAAGTTCACGAGGTCTTTGTAAACAAAGTCGGTGATGTTCAAGTTCTTTACGTTGCCATAAGGAACTTCAAGCTCCCGGGGGTCTTTTACTGTGCTCTCGAGAAGCCATGTCTTACGATCATCTGCCTTTTTCTTGTCAAAAGCCAAAGTAATAGAGTTATCAGACATTAGATCTGTATCAAACTTCACCGTGAGATCTTCAATTTTTTTGAAGTACTC